GTGTTATACCAGCGCATTTTATATTGATGACTACGCAAACAAACCAAGTACAAAAGGCTAATAAATGTGAGTTCTCTTATGAATCATCTATATTAATTGATATTATAACCTCTTATCAATCTAATGGCAATACTGGGGATAGGTTATTAGCGGACAATATAATGGACAGCGTGAGAAACTTAACTAACAACTTAGTTTTAGACGTTAGTAGTGGTTTAACTGTTATAAATCAAACGCAAGACTTTCCTAACGATATTGTTACGATAACACAAAATGAAAATATATTCAGAAAGTTAATGAGATTAGAATTAACTATAAATTAAAACTATTATTATTAAGTTTATAATAAATAATATCTATATTTGTAGTAATTAATTAATTAAATAAAATAAAATGAGTGTAAAAATAAAAGGGGATGTTTTAATTTTATCAATTTGGAACGGAACAGATGCATACGAGCCAATGGGCTGTTTGACATCAAACGATTTAAATTTCACCACAAACGTAATTGAAAGCCAAGATAAATGTAGCCCTGGTATTATTCAAAGAGTAGCGGGTTCATCAAGCTCAGAGGTTTCTTTTGAATGTGAATATATTTTAGATGAAGCTGGAAAAACTAACTATGCCTACTTATTTACTAAAATAAATACAATAGACGGAACTAATCAAAACTGGAAAATAACAACTGGGCAAACTACGCCTGTAAGTTGGTATGGTAACGCTGTTTTATCTGATTTAAGTTTATCAGCTCCAAGCGGTGGTGAGTTTGCTACGTGGTCTGGTACTTTACAGAATAGCGGTTTAGTAGTTTTAGTTGACCCAAAAGCATAATATGACAAATAAAGTAACGTTAAATTTTAACGGTAAAGAAGTTGAGTTCTTTTTTGGTTTATCTTTTTTAGGTGAGTTTTTAAAGAATGAAGACTTAGACCTGCAAGGTATTTTTAGTAAAATAAATACTGATAGCTATTCTTTTATACCTAAATTAATGTACGCTAGTTATGTACATAATTGTGAGCGTAAAGAATTGCCTGTATCTTTAAAGTTATTTGAATTAACAGATTTAATTGAATCTACAAACTATTTTAAAGATGGAAGTGAAAGCGCTAAGTTTGTTGAGCCTTTTTTACAATCTATAATTGATAGTTTGCCTAAAAGTGAGGAAGCTAAAGATAACGGCTCAAAAAAAAAATAAATTGGCAAGGTGATGTAGTATCTGTTTGTTTAGGGGAGTTTGGTTGTTCTTATGAGCAATATTGCAATATGACATGGGCTGAATTTCAAATTCGGCTCTTTGCATTTAATAGAATGGAAAAAAACGCTTGGCTTAAAATATATGAAGTTACTAAAAATATTGTAGAAGTTGCACCATACGTAAAAAGTAGTGATAAAAAAAAGATTATAAAAAGCAATAGAAATAATTATTTAGGCGAACAAACTAAACAACCTATTAATCAATTTCAAATAGACGCAATTAAAAAAGCACAATTAGAATATAATAATAGAAATAATGTCTGAATTAAGCGTAGGAATTAACGGTAACATGGATGGCTTAAAAAAAGCCTTGACAGATAGCGAAAAAGCTTTACAAAACTTTAAAAACAAAGCGGACGGCATAACAAAAAGCTTAGAACGAAACGCTATATTTACTTCTAATTTATCCCAGCAAACAGATGCTTTAAAACTTGCGTTTTCTAATGGTACAATATCACAAGCTAAATATCAAAATTCTTTACTTGCTATTGAAAAAGCAGAGCTAAAAGTTACAAACAGTTCAAAGCAATTAAGCAGTGATTTAAGAAAAGTTAATTCTAACGCACGTGATTTAGGTGGTGCTGGAATGAGTAGTCTTAAAAAAGGCGCTGCAAGTGGTAATTCTGCCATGACAGCATTTAGTAGAACCATACAAGATGCACCTTTTGGTATAATGGGGGTAAGTAACAACATTACCAACCTTACAGAGCAATTCGGATATTTAAGAAACAAAACGGGGTCTGCTGGCGGTGCTTTAAAAGCAATGCTAACCGATTTAAAAGGATTTGGCGGTATAACTTTGTTAATATCCTTAGTTACTTCTGCTTTGCTTGTTTTTGGAGATAAATTATTCCCAACACGTGACAGGGTAAAAGCTTTACGAAAAGAACAAGAAAATTTAACAAAAAGTCTAGATGACTATGTTTTTGGGTTAAAAGAAGTTGATAAAGCTACTTTAGAAGGTTCTATTAGTGCCGTAAAAGAATTAACTACATTAAGGCTGTTAAAATCTCAAATAGAAAATACAACCTTATCAACTAATCAGCGAAAAGGTGCAATCGATGAATTAAGAAAAAAATATCCAGAGTATTTAAAAGATATGACGGATGAAAAAATGTTAAACGGTGGTTTAACTGCAACGTATAATTTATTAACAACATCAATACTAAAGAGAGCAAGAGCAACAGCCGCAAGTGATTCTATAATAGAAAACACTAAAAAATTATTAGTAATAGAAGACCAAATACTTCAAAAGCAAGAAGAAAGCGAAAGAGTACTTTTAAAAATAAAAGCTATTGGAAGAGTTTCGGCATCTGAAAGAGGAACTGTTGCAAAATTATACACAAAAGAAAAAGACTTATTAGAAGATATTACTGAATTACAACTAAACCAACAAAAACTTAATAAACAAAACACCAAATTAGAAACTAATATTTCTAGTTTAGGTGGTATTGTTAGTGAAGATAGTGGAGTTATAGACTTTAGTAAGATAATACCCGAAAAGACCACGCCAGAAGTAAGGGAAAAAGTAACGGCATTGTTTGAAAGCGTTTATCAAGATTATAACACAGGTGTACAAGGTTTTCAAGATTTAATATTAAATAGACAAGTAGACTTTTCGTCTTTAGGCGCTCAATTACAAGATAAAACAATAGATTGGGAATCATATTTTAACCTAAAACAGTTAGCAGACCAAAAATTAGCACTTGACGAACAGGCAATGGCAATAAATAAGTCTATGGACGACTTGTTGGTTAACAATGTTAGTAATTCATTGAGTAATTTAGGTGAGGCAATAGGAAGCGGAACGGCTAGTGCTACAGAAGCTGTTATGACAGGTATGGGGTCGTTGCTATCTGCAATGGGTGATAAATTAATTCAATTAGGAACAGCAGCGGTTTTAGCAGGCACTATTACAAGTTTATTTGGGAGCATTGCTGGCATTGGAGCAGGACTTGCGGCAATTGCTGGGGGTATCGCTTTGAAAGCAATAGGAACAGGCATAAGTGGTAGTTTTAAAGGTGCGGGAAGTGATAGAGGCTCTGTTAATTCTGACACGTCTAAATTCTCACCAAGTAGAGGCGGTTCTAGTTCAAAAAGTTCAGACGGTGGGGGTTTCCAAAATGTAGTATTTCAAATTGAAGGAACAAAATTAGTAGGTGTATTATCAAACACTTTAAAACAAAATAGAGCTTTAGGAGGCTCTTTGGGAATAATATAATTATGGCTTTAAAATATTATTTTGAATTTACGGATGTTAAAACAATAGTTCATAGGGTAGAGATTTCTAATGTTGCTTTCACTGGGTCATCAACTCAAATTTACGGCTCATGTAGTTTAGAGTATTCGCAAACAGATGATACTTTAGAAGCAATTAGAGGCTGCGGGTTAAAAATTGAATTACAAGCTAATTTAAGCGTTTCTTTTGACGACTTGTACAGCGAAGATGAGCGCACTTACTCTGTAAACTATAAGCGTGATGGGGTTACCTTATTTAATGGATGGCTAAGTCCAGACGGCTTGTTTCAAAGTTACGTTACTGACAAATGGTTTATTAGTTTAAATTGTATTGATGGCTTAGGATTTTTAAATAACCTTAGTTATGTAGAAGATGCAACAGGTATCTTTTTTAGTGGTAAACAATCTGCTTTAGAAATTATTACGAACTGCTTAAAACGAACTAAAACACCTCAAAATATTTTAACCAATATAGGGGTGTATTACAATGGATTAACGCAAACTTTAGACACTTTTGCAAATGTGTATTTTAATTCAAATCGATTTGTAAAAGATGACAAAGATACACTTATGCAATGTGATGAGGTATTGCGTAGTGTATTAGAGCCATTTGGAGCTGTTATAACAAGTTATAAAGGAGAATGGGTAATTTACAAACCTAACACTTTAGTAGATAATTCTGAGCGTGTTTTCTTTAGTTATGATGATGATGGAGTTGCTAATAGTCCAACCACAAAAACAATCGATTTTGATTTTAATTTAGGTAGTCAAGTAGACGCATTTTATCCTCATCACGTTAACGGAAATCAACAATTAAGTACGGTTAATAGTATTGGAGCTTATAGAATTAATTATAAATATGGTTTAGTTAAATCGTTATATAATAACAGCGTTTTATACACTTTTAACGATGTAACCGAAGATTGGACTGTAAATAATGCATCTTATATTAATTACCCTTATGCGGAATATGGATTAAATGGCTTTGCGTATGGGTTTGAAATGCTGATTAACAACCCAGCTACACTAACAACTACATCAGATTTAATAAACCTAACTTTAGGTCAAAAAATAACATATTCGGGCTCGTTTACTTGTATAGGAGATGCAATTAACTTTATTTCTGCGATTGTTTTAACAGACGGTACAACTACTTATTATTTAAACCAATTTGGCGAATGGGTATCAAGTGGAGCTATATTTTTAGAAGAAAGTATAATTAACCCTAGTTATAGTGGATTCCCAGAACAGCAAAGAGTAGGTAGCGAAGTACTAACAAGTTTTTCAATTACATCAGCCGAATTGCCAATAACGGGGGACATTAAAATACAATTGTTTTCGGTGGGTGTTCATAATTCTGCTGCAGATAAAACAGGACACACTTTATTATCTAATATAGAATTAAAACCATCCCCAGACGGTGAAACTAAAGAGGGTGAAAACCATACATTTCAAAGAAAAACAAAGCCTAGCAGTAAAATAAAAGATACTAAAGAAGTGTTTAATGCTGACAATCCAAGCGATGTATATATAGGTACTATTTATAAAAATGATGAAGATACACCTACGCAATTATGGACACGTTTTGGAGCATCCCAAAGTAAACCGATTATACAAATAATGGGTGAAGAAAGAATGAAAATGTACGCAAGACCGCTAAGACAGTTTAGCGGTGATATTTTTGGTTTTGTTAATTACTTATCTATTTGCACAATTAACAATATAACAGGTTTATTTGCACCTATTTCTTATAACTATGACGCTTTAAATAATACAACTACGATAACGTGGCAAGAGGTGTTAAACACTAATATATTAAGCGATATTGATTACCTAATTACATTTGATTACGGAAACGTAGTTGAGCCAACAATTAAAGGTTAATATTTTTAACATTACGATAGTTTTTATCTATCTTTGAATGAATTATGATAAACGGAACTTATAACATATTATATATTGATTTTGGAGTAGGTGGTTTTTTTCCGATTGGATTATTGACGTCAAATAGTTTTAGTGAAGAAATAGATTTCTTAGACACCACTACTCAAGACAATGCAGGTTGGAAAACACAAGTTTTAACCAATCAAAGTTATAATATTGAGTTTAGCGGAATAGTAATTAATAGCATAAGTAGTTTTGGCGACCCTACAAAGATAGGTTACGACCGATTACAAAATATTAAAAGAAATAGAGTTTTAATCGACTGGAAAATTATAAATGGACGTAACGGAATGACTGAAACAGGGAAGGGGCAAATTATAACATTAAGCAATGAAAGTAATATAGATGAATTTATATCTTTTTCAGCAACCTTAAAAGGTTACGGAACAATTACACAAACAGAAGATTTATCTGGAATTTTAGATTTACCAATTGAAACAATAATATAATATGGCTAAGATAGCATACACCAATAAAGTAACAGCAAGCACAATTGCTGCAGCAGAAATAAACAAAATTACTGCTGCAAATATGAACGAGATTAAAATATCTGTAAACGTAAATGTAGACGATATTGCTGCTGAAATAATTAACAGAGCAAGCGCAGATACAGCCTTGCAAAATAACATAGATGCAGAGGTAACAGACAGGGAAAATGCGGTTCTTTTAAAAGCCAATGTAGAAAACCCAACATTTACGGGTACAGTTGGAGGTATTACCAAGTCGATGGTAGGTTTAGGGAACGTTGATAATACATCGGATGCAAATAAGCCATTAACCACACCACAAGCAAATGCATTAGCCTTAAAACTAGATAAAACAAGCGTAAATACAGCCGCTTTTAATGTAACTGATAACGTAAATCCATCAAGTCAAAAAAGTACTTTTGATAAGTTTAATCCTTTAATTCAAGCAAATACTATTTCTTTAAGTTTAAAAGCTACATTGTCAGTAGGTAAAAATCTGTTTAATAAAAACGCAACCAAAAAAACTTTTGTAGTTGCAGAAGAAAGTCAAATAGATACTTTTGGAAATCAAATTTTAGTTAGTTGTTTAAAGACAGGCTATGATTTTGGAACGTTTAAGTTGAAATATAATGAATATGTGATTAACCTGTCCCCACCTTATTTAATAAGTGAATTAATCGGTAATATCAAAAGTAATCAAGTAGCTAATACTAATGTAAATGTTCTTTATTTTAACGAAAATAACAGAATTATAAAAGTAGAAACATCTGATAATTTGGCTACTTGGTTTGTTGAACCTACAAATGGAACTTTAACTTATGTAAGATTTGGTTACGGAGCGGTAAATGAAGCTACTTTGCAAATTGAGTACGGAACTGCTTCAACTGTTTATGAAGATTATAAATTAGTTTTAGATGCTGATTTAATTCCAAATCCAACAGGAGAAATAGTTGTTGGGGAATTTAAAGCAGTTGCTGGTTATAAAATTAAAGAGTATGTTGATGGGATTATTCCAGAAGCACCTGCGGTTCAAGATATATCAAATAAAGCAAACCTTGAGAACATACAAGGTAAGAACTTGTTTAATAAAGCACTAACTAAAAAAGTTTTTGTGGTTGATGAAGAAATTCAAGTAGATACCTTAGATGATACTATTTTAGTTAATTGTTTAACTACGGGGTACAATTACGCCACATTTAAATTAAAATATACGTCTTTTGGCATATCATTATCCCCGAAAATTTACCTTACTGATTTAAACCCAAAAGCTAAATTAAATGAATTAATAACAACTCAAACTGCTGTATTATATTTCAATGCATCTAACAGAATTATACAAAAATTAAACTCAACAAATTTAGCAGATAAATCTTTAATTACTGACTTAACTAATGGTGCTGTTGATTACGTGAGATTTAGTTATACTAAAAATTCCGAAGATACTGTTCAAATTGAATATGGAGAAGTAATAACTACTTATGAATTTTACGAAAATGGTAAATATTTAAAATATTCAGAAATCCCTAAAACGGTT